CACCAACGACCACACCACTCAAGGACAACCAGTCCACGTGCGCACATTCTATCGCGCAACCAATCGCATCTGTTCTTTTTGATGTACCCCAAGTCGTCGACTTGCCCTATGTTGACGCACAACACTCAGATGAGAGTGTTGGAGGCCTTAGTGGCCTCACCGCCTTCGCCTACCATACAATTGTAGAAGAAGAGGAGTCTGATCACGATTATCCTCTTGAGGTTTCTAATAACCTCCAAGTAGTTCGAGCAAAAGTTCGCGGCCACATCGCGAACATAGAACGTATTCTTTACGTTCGCACACAATTGTGCCCAACCGCATTTTTCCTGTCGGAGTCCACCATTGATTTCCTCAGAGAGCTTTTGTACTTCTTTACCGCTCTACGCGATATGCATGATTTAGCCCCTGAAGGCTACGCTCCCTACTTTCGCTTGGCAACGCTCATGTTTGAAAGAGCTTGCCCCTTTCTAAGCATTGAAATGGCCGATGAGCAATTTCTCTCGCATGATGATCTTTGTTATGCTAGAGCTTTGTGTTCTTCTATTCGCTACTTTCATGCTGCCGCTGAGACCGTTCCTTTTATAAGGAACAACTATTGGTCATCTCTCCCGCAAGATGTTTTGGAATACTTTGACGAGTGTCCTCAACAGCGTGATGAGTATCTAAAGGCAATGAACCACGAGGTTTCCAAAGCAGCAAGAAAAATACGAAGTCGATATGTTTCACGTGTTCGCAGTCAAATACGCAGTGGTTACTATCCATCTGGTTTTTGCGTACAAGACATGGCGTTTCATGTTGATCACATTTCTATGCTAACCCTATCACAGTTGATTCGTGAGCAAGAGGTTGCTGATTCCCAGTCCACCAAGCCCGTTAAGCAACGGCTTGAGACCAATCTACCGCCCGAACAAGGTGAAATACCGACTTGTGACTCCTTTGCCCCCCGCAGGATGCGACGACGTTATTCTCCTCATGGTGTCGCTCTGAAGACCTTAATTGGAGCGACCATTATGAGTGCCGCGAACGCTTACGTTCCTGTTAACATGCCACCACTGCCTTCTAATCCCTCACTACTCACGTGGATTCTCGGATTGATTTGTATCATTCCAATCATCTGGGCTATAGATCCAATTACTTGGGATCGCCCCCTTGATTGGTGGACTAGGCAAAAACGGCGCATTAATAGCGTCATTGAACCTGAAATAGATGATATAGAAATCACTCCATCAGAGTCTCTCAAGTTGCGTGAAGCAATTGCTAGATCACGGCGAGAGATGATGGCGCTTCAAGCTAAATACACGCCTGGTGGACAAAAATCCGAGAGTGGTACTGTCGTTACTGCCGGTCTCATAACCGGGATGGAAGTTGCAG